TGGCGCAAGCCTATCAAGACGTGAAGTCTCTTAAGGAGCAAGGGTTGAAATGACCGTCAGTAGCGCCACACAAAAAGTACAGTACAACGGCACTGGCTCGACCACTGTCTTTGCGTACACCTTCAAAATCTTTGATCAGAACGACCTGACCGTCATCGTGCGATCGGCCACTGGCACTGAAACTGTCAAGACGATCACGACCCACTATACCGTCAGCGGTGTCGGCAGCGCAGGTGGCGGCAACGTCACGATGCTGACGGCGCCGATCGCCGGCGAGACGCTGACCATCCTGCGCGAGCAAGACTTGACGCAAGAGCTGGACCTGGTTGAGAACGACCCATTCCCCGCGCAGTCGCTGGAAGATGCGCTTGATAAGTTGACCTTCATGGTGCAGCAGCACAGCGAAGAGATCGACCGCTCGATCAAGGCATCGCGCACCAACACAATCACATCCACCGAATTCACGGTGTCGGCTGCAACGCGCGCCAACAAAATCTTCGCCTTTGACAGCGCCGGCGAGCTGGCCGTCACGCAAGAGCTTGGCACCTATCGCGGCAACTGGGCAACCGCCACAGCCTTTGCCGAACGCGACATAGTCAAGGACACGTCCAACAACAACATCTACATTTGCGTCACGGCCCACACGTCCACCGGCTCTCAGCCGATCAGCAGCAACGCTGACGTGGCCAAGTGGGCGCTGATTGTGGATGCAGCCTCGGCCACCACATCAGCCTCGGCTGCGGCTGGCTCTGCGGCTGCGGCTGCATCGTCGGCCTCGGCGGCCGCAACATCAGCAACCAATGCGGCCAACTCTGCCACCTCTGCGACAACCTCGGCCAGCTCGGCTACGGCCTCAGCCACCTCTGCCACCGCCTCAGCCACCTCTGCCACGTCTTCAGCATCGTCTGCGTCTGCGTCTGCAACGGCCGCAGCGGCATCGGCCGCAGCGGCTGCAAACAAGGTTGCTAGAACTTCGGCCACTGGTTCTGCGGAAATCCCCGCAAGCACTCAAGCAAACCGCGATGCTTCTCCTGCCGCAGGTTACTTTCGCTTCAACACTGACCTTGGCAAGTTTGAAGGCTACAGCGGTTCCGCTTGGGGATCGGTTGGCGGTGGCGCTACGGGCGGCGGTGCTGATGAAGTCTTTGTTCAGAACGGACAGACCATGACAACCAACTACACAATCCCAGCGGACAAGAACGCCATGTCAACTGGACCAATCACCATCAATGCTGGTGTAACTCTCACTGTGTCTTCGGGCGCACGATATGTGGTGATCTGATGTCAAAAATTGCACTCACGCCCAACGCATCCGGCACTGGAACGCTCACTGTAGCGGCTCCTAACACCAACACGGACTACACCTTGACGCTGCCCACTGCCACCACCACGCTGGTTGGCACTGATGCCACGCAGACGCTGACCAACAAGACGATTGCATCCAGCCAGCTAACTGGTGCGCTTCCTGCTATTGATGGGTCGGCGCTTACTGGGATTGCTAGTATGACGCTGCTTGGCACTATTGCTACTACAAGTGGATCGTCTGTCACGCTGTCTGGGTTGACGCTGACATCGTATAAGCAGTTGCAGTTTGTATATAATAGCGTCTCAGGAACCTCCACAAATGCTTTGTTTAGACTTAATGGAGTCCAAGTTAATGCGGCTAATACGGCAGCGGCTACTGATTTTTGCAGTGGGGGTGGAACAATAGATTTAACCTCTGGTGTGTTTTGGGGATCAGGTCTGCAATCCTACACAGGTGGTCCAAGCTTTTTAGCAACTGGTGGTGCTTCGGGTTTAACTACAGCAAGCACAAGCATCAGTTTCACAATATCAGCGGGAACCTTTGACGCTGGTTCTATTCTTATCTACGGGGTGAAATAATGGATTACTTCGAAGTCATCACTGACGCTTCCATGGGTCAACAAACGATCCGCCCCTATACCGCGCAAGAAATTGCCGCCTGTGAAGCCGCTGCACAAGCTGCTACCACCTCGGCCCGCATTGCTGAACTCAAACAACTCCTTGCCAGCACAGATTATGTGGCACTGGCAGACTACGATAAGAGCAAGCCAGATGTGCTTGCCCAGCGCCAAGCATGGCGTGTTGAACTTCGCGCACTGGAGGTTATCTGATGCCCTTAACTCTCGACGGCACAAACGGGATTACCCAATCAACAAGCTTCAAGTCCAATACATACTTGGATGCGGATGGTGGGAACACGGCTACGATTAATGGGGCTGTTCCCGCACCCCTTGCATCTCCTGCACTGACAGGTGTGCCTACTGCGCCAACAGCGACTGTTGGCACGAACACGACCCAGATCGCAACCACTGCTTTTGCATTGGCTAACTCTGGCATTTCTAACGTCAACATCCAAGTCTTTACCGCAACTGGAACCTACACTCCGACTTCTGGTTACAAATGGGGGATTGCTTTTGTTACTGGTGGTGGCGGTGGAACACGCGGCATTGGCACGACTGACGATGCGCGCGGTGGAGCTGGTGGGGGCGGAACAGCAATCGGGCTTTTAAACTTAACAACGCTTGGGTCAGTAACTGCGACTGTGGGTGCTGGTGGAACGGCAGGGGCGGGCAGTGGCACAACTGGGGCCAACGGCACAAGCGCGGGAGCATCTACGTTATCAACCTTAACAGGCGGCGCGGGGTTTAGCGTGCAAAGTGCATCTTCTAGTGGAGAACCAGGCGGAACCGCAACTGGAGGGATTTTAAACATTTCTGGCGGCGCGGGTGGATGGAGCGTTATTAATGCAAGCACTCCTATGTATAGTTATGGCAGCGGCGGTGCATCTTTTTACGGAAGCACTGGAGGCAACAATAGCGCAACTGTTTATGGCGCAGGCGGCGGGGGCCAAGCAACCACAGGCACAACTGCTGGAACGTCTGGAATGCAAGGCGTCATTATGATCTTGGAGTTTAAATAATGAACATCGTTGAAATCAAAGACGGCATCGTCACAAACATCATCGTTGTTGATCCCAACAACATCCCAGACTTCTGCGCTGATTGGCCTGAAGCCGCCGAAGGTTGCTATATCGGCGGCAGCTATGTGGATGGCGTGTTCATCCCGTTGCCTGAGCCTGAACCTGAGCCACCAACCCGCGAAGAGCAAGAAGCTAAACGTGCAAAAGCTTATCGCACTGAAGCTGATCCTCTCTTCTTCATGGCCCAGCGTGGCAAGGCTACACAACAAGAATGGCTTGACAAGATCGCTGAGATCGAAGCCCGCTTCCCGTATCCAGAGGTATAACCATGTCCACGATCAAGGCCAACGCAATCCTCGACGCATCCGGCGGCAACACGGCTACCTTCAACGGCATCCCACTACGCCAAGGTGTGCTTGACGCTGAGAACCGTATCATCAACGGGGCCTTTGACTTCTGGCAGCGGGGGACGAGCAGCACGGCGGCGGGATATGTTGCTGCGGATCGGTGGTCAAATACCGCAACCGGTGGAACGGTAACGCAGTCACGTCAAGCGTTTACTGTTGGCGATACTCTTGGCTCTAATAACCCAACATATTTTCTGCGTCAGGCTGTAAGCGGGCAAACTATTTCTTCGCACCTTGCAGCTACAGTACACGCTATTGAGGGTGTTCGATCTTATGCTGGACAAACGATTACTGTGCTTGGGTGGGCGCGTAGGTCTAGCGGCACTGGGAATATGGCCGTTGAGGGTGTGCAAGAATTTGGCACAGGTGGCTCACCATCTGCCGCTGTTACCGCAATATCGCCAACTACGGTTACTTTGACGGGATCATTTGCTCCCTTTGCTGTAACGCTTACTGTTCCTTCAATCACAGGGAAAACACTTGGAACCAGCGGAAGTGACAAGTTTTCACTTGTATTCTGGACATCCGCTGGCTCAGACTACAACGCCCGCACCAACAGCCTTGGCCTTCAAACCATCGGCGTTGACCTGTGGGGTGTTCACATCAAAGTCGGAACCCACACCACGGCGGCAACTGATCTCTACAAGCAGCCTGAAATGGGGCCTGAGTTGGTAAGGTGTCAGCGGTATTATTGGACGGGTCTTCCTTCACCAAGCCTTAACTACCCATCGTTTTCAATATCTTCTATCATGAGTTGGCCTGTAGCATTCCCCGTGAATATGCGAACTACGCCTACAGTATCGCGAGACGTTACTGGAATAACACTTAGCAATACATCGGCCCCATCTTGGAACAGTGCCACGCCTAGCGGGGGTCTACTAGTTACTGTATCCACAGCTATCACTACAAATGCCAATTTGACATTTGCAGCGGCAAATTTCTTTGCGGCAGATGCGGAGTTGTAAGCCATGAACACCATGAACACCATGAACATCACATCAGCCCAATACGTCAAAGCCTTTATGTCGGATGAGATTGGCAGCATCAAGGCCATCATCGACGGGCAAGAGATGTCCGTCCCTCTAGCAGCGGGCAACCGCCACTATGACGAGATCATGCGCCAAGTTGATGCGGGTGAACTTGTGATCCAAGAGGCGGAATAAAGATCATGCAGCAGGAGATGGACCTGATGGAATTGGCGAAGCTTCTCCTGCAATTCGCAGTGCTGCCGATCGGGGCGTTCGCGTGGGCGCATTATCGGCTCACTCAAGCCCACTCTGTTGAGATTGCTGTCATAAAAACTGAGTTTTCCCTAACTAAAGAAGGGCACGACAGAGAGCTCAAAGAGATCAAGGACGCCTTGTCTAGCATTTTTAAAAAGTTAGATGAAATCCAGAAGGATATGCACAAGTGAGCGTGAACAAAGCAACGCTTGATCTGATCAAGCAATACGAAGGCTGCAAGCTGACGGCCTATCAAGACATCGTGGGCATCTGGACGATCGGCTACGGCACAACCGCAATGGCGGGCCTTGGCATTGAGCCGGCCAAGGGCATGACCATCACGCACGAACGTGCTGAGGATTTGTTGCGTCAGGGCGTGGACAAGTTTGCAAATACAGTTGATGCAATGATCACAACCAAGGTCAACCAAAATCAACGAGGTGCCTGCGTGGCGCTTGCATATAATGTCGGAAGTACAGCCTTTGCAAAAAGCACTGTCCTGCGAGAACTGAACGCGGGCCACTTTGACAAGGCTGCTGCTGCTTTTCGGATGTGGAATAAGGCTGGAGGGGAGGTGATCCAAGGTCTGGTCAATCGCCGTGAGGCGGAGATCAAGCTGTTTCTAACGCCTGTCACTGCTGACATGCACACCGTTGCCTTGACCGAAAAGGAACAGGCCGAATCTACTTTAGCTGCAATCTTTAACGCCATCGTGGCAATGTTTCAGGGAATGAAGAAATGACGGCTACTGAAATCGGCGGCATCGCCCGCGCACTTGCATCTGCACTTGGCGGCTATCTAGTCGGCAAGGGATTGATCGACAGCGAGACGGCCACCACAATCGGTGGCGCGGCCGCCACGATCATTGTCGCGGTTTGGTCAGTGATCGCCAAGCGCAAGGCATGACATCGCTGCTAGCCTCGCTGCTTAAGCCTCTGCTGACATTGTTGGCAGCATGGTTCGGCGGCAAGGCGGCTGGGCGCCAGGCTGCCAAGATCGAGGAGCTGCAAAGCTATGCCGACACTTCAAAACGGATCGACGAGGTTGGGCCTGTGCCTGACGCTCACGCTGCTGGTGAGTGGCTGCGCAACCGCGCCAAGCACTAGCGCGATCTGTGATGGCACGGTGCAGAGCAGGACGGATCATGCGGCGGCACTGGTTGCGGATGGTGGTGCGCAGTCGCTGGTTACGGGCGCGCTACTGATCAGGCAGATCGACGCAGGGTGTAGCAAGTGACGCCGCGTCAGCAGCAGATCTACGACGCTGTGCAGCGGCTCGGCAGCAAGAACGCTGCCGCAAGGGAACTGGGCATAGATACAAAGACGGTGCGCTATGCCTGTGCGATGGCAGAGGCGTGGTTAGGCGCCGACGAGGGGATCAAGGCCGCCTTGGAAAGCACCGGCCTGTCGACCGATACAGGCAAGCACGGCTGGCGCCGCGTGCAGAACAAAGAGACGGGCAGCTGGGATTCGGTTTTTTGGAAGACCGACACGACGCAGGAAGACATCACGTCTTGGGCCGATCTGTTTCGTGAGGCGCTCGGTGCTGTGCCAGATCCGCTGCCCGCGCCAATGCCTGACGATGTCTCGCATGACCTGCTGCCGCGCTACATCATCGCCGACGTACACTTCGGGATGCGCTCTTGGGCTGACGAGACGGGTGCGGAGTATAACATCGCAATCGCCGCACAACGCCTGGCAGAGGCGTCGGCCACGTTGATCGGCGCAGCGCCGTACACCGATCGGGCGATCATACTAAATTTGGGCGATTCTGGGCATATGAATTCCAGCTCTAACGTAACCCCTACCAGCGGCCACCTGTTGGACGTGGACGGTCGGTTCGCCCAAGCGGCAATGGCTGCGGTTCGGGCGCACGTCACGATGATCGAGGCGGCCAAGGCCAAGCACCGGCAGATCGACGTGGTGATCCTGGCCGGCAATCACGACCCAGACTTCACGCAGATGCTGGCAATCGCGCTGGTCTTTAAGTACGAGGCCGACGAGCGCGTGACCGTACACTTTAACCCAGCAAAGCTGTGGGTCATGGAATTCGGCCGCAACCTGTTGTCGGCGCATCACGGCGACAAGACCAAGCCAGAGCGCATTGCCATGCAGGTGGCCGACGTTCATGCCCCGATCTGGGGGCGTACATACTGGCGGTATCTAGACACCGGCCACATCCACCAGGACAGCAGCAAGGACATCGGCGGGATCTTCTGGGAATCGCATCGAGCCATCACCACTCGTGACGCAGCTGCGGCAGCATTTGGATATACTGGACGCTCGACCATGAAATGCATTATAGTTCATCGTGAGCGCGGCGAGGTAATGCGCCACACAGCAGCGATAGGATGACGCCATGAAGAAGCCTGGTCTTTACGCAAACATGAATGCACGCAAGGAAGCCGGCACGTCTCGGCCGAAAGAAGAAAGCACGATCGACAAGAAGACCTACTCGCTGATGACCCGCAAGGCTGGGCCGTTTAAAGAGGGCAAGAAGAATGCCTAAGTCGGCAGCATGGCAGCGCAAGGAAGGCCAGGCGGAAAGCGGCGGCCTGAACGAAAAGGGCCGGCAGTCCTATGAGCGCGCCAACCCTGGCTCTGATCTCAAGGCGCCGGTGAAGTCGGGCGACAACCCACGCCGCGCAAGCTTCCTGGCGCGCATGGGTGGCACGTCTGGGCCGGAGCGCGACAAGGACGGCGAGCCAACGCGGTTGCTCAAGTCTCTCATGGCCTGGGGCGCAAGCAGCAAGGCCGATGCCAAGAAGAAGGCCGCGGCGATCAGCGCAAGGAATAAAGCATGAGCGACCTAGAGGCCCACGCCAGCTGGCAGCTGCATAAAGAAATGCCTTTCGGCCTGCGCGCCTCGATGGGGCATGTCGCCAATGGCACAACCGTCTTTGTCTATGGCAGCAATCCTGAAGTGCAAAACGTCGAAGAGACTGTCTGGTATCAGGGCGGCATCTACCAATACCCAGCATCAGCAACCCAGATGTCTGTATCGTCGGACGATGCGGCCGCCACATCTCAGGTGATGATCAACGGCCTCGACGCAAACTACATGCCGATCAATGAGGTGATCACCATCACGGGCCAAACGGCTGTGACAACGACACTGTCATACCTGCGCCTTCAAAGCGCTTATACCATTGCATCGCCCACAGCGCAGAACATCTACATCGGCACTGGCACTGTCACGGCAGGCGTGCCGGCCGTTGTCTACGAGAAGATCCACGACGGCCACAACCGCACCGAGAGCGGGCGCTTTACGGTGCCGGCTGGGCGCACGTTCTACATCAGCCACGGCACGATCTCGCACGGCTCTGACGCATCCAACGCCTACATCACCGCGCGCCTGATCTACCGCCTGTTCGGGATGCCGTTCCAATCTGCGGCCATCGTCAACCTCAACAACAACTTCATCGATTTCTGGTTTGACTACCCGATCGCGCTGCCCGAAAAATCTGACATCGAGACGCGGGCCTTTTGTTCTAAAGCGCAGGCCAACGGTGTCAGCACATCGTTTGAAGGTCTGCTAATCACGGAGACGCAGTGATGCCGAAGAAGCTTGAGAAAAGCCTGATGACACGGGCTGCCAAGATTGGCCTAAAGGGTGAGCGCAAGGATGCCTACGTCTATGGCACTCTTGCCAAGGTAAAGGCGGCGACCGACAAGAAGAAGTGAAGCGGGGGTGTTCTGCACCCAGAGCGCATGGGCCTTTGTGCCCTGCTATTCTACCCCGCACTGGGCGTGATCTGATTATCGTATCACTCCCATGTTTTGCTTGTAAACCAATGCCGCTGCACGAAACCGCTTCATGCCGGTGGGGCTATCGGTCGAGATCACCTTTCGAACATACTTCTCGCTCAAGCCCAGCGCACGGGCGGCCGATGCGATCGAGGGGAACGACAGCCCCTCGACTTCGACCGGCTTGCGTTTCGTGTTGCCAAGACCAAGCAAATCCATCTTGCCGCGCCACAGCGCCGAGTAGACCGCAGCCTCGCTGACATCCAGGCTTAAAGCTGTCTGCCTGACGCTGGGGTAGGTCACGCCCCTGACTTTGGTGATCATAGGCCTACCCCCCAATAGCCAGCCAGCACCTGCTCTGGTGTCTCGACGCCCTGCTTTTTGCTGGCCTTGATGTCATCAACCAATACGCGGTTGCACATCGTGCGCACCCGCTCGCTCTTCAGGCCAAGCATCTTGGCCACCGTGACAGCTTGGTGCTGCATCCTGAGATCCAACATGCGCAGCAGGTACTCGTCATCCTGCCGCGTCGTGTGCTTGCCCCCGCTCATTCGTCACCCCCCTCAAAGTCGGCAGGATCGACGGCGTAATAAGTGCGCTGGTGGATCAGCCCATGCCTGGCCATCTCCTGCATCTTGGCCATGACACTGAGGTGGGGGTAGTCGATGCCGTCGGATACGGTTTCAGCCGTTGCCATGCCACCCTCGCGCAGATCTGCCAGGATCATGTCGGTCAGCGTGTCGGCCGCAGGCATCTGCATTTGCTTGCCACCTCGGTCAAGCTTGATGGCAACCCACGGTGTTTTCTCAGGCTGCGCCAGGTTCGGCACGATGATGGCGCCGACAGTCATGGACTGATGCAGGCCGGCCATCAGCGCGAGCTTCGACGGGATGAAGACGGCCTGCGTCATATCATCCGCGATCACGGCAAACGTCGTGCCGGTCGGCAGGATGTGGGTGATGATTAGGTCAGTTAGTTGCATTGTCGTTCCCTAATATTTCAGCAATCAGTTTGGCTTTCATCTGTTGTGCGTAGATCATACGACAGCGCAGCATGTCGATCTCTTCACCGACCCAGGCCTTGTCGGCCTGTTCGCCGTAGCGCGCGTACAGCTGGTCGATCTCGGCCTGCTTAGTGCGGATCACCGCGTTCCAGTCTGCGACCGTGTAACGATGTTGCCCTGTCATACTGCGCACCACAGCTGTGCGGCGTAGGACCGCTTGTAGGATTTGATCAGCCGCTCCACGTCTACGACGTGGTGGCCGAGGTCTTCATCCTGCCAGTGCGGCGGCAGCTCTAGCAGCATCTCGCGGTACTCTTGCAAGGCTGACAGGACGATCACCGTATCGGCTTGGGTGAGTTTTATTGCCATCACTGCCACCCCAGCCCGTACAGCAGGAAGAAGATGCCAGGGATCATGGCGAAGAGGCAGAGGCAGCCGATCAGGTTTTCGAGAAATTCACGCATTTGGTTTTCCTTTGTTGGGGTTGGTGGGGGCCGAAGCCCCCGTTGTTGGTTAGCAATATCCGAAACGCTCGTCTTCGATCTGGCGCTCTTCGTTGCCGTCAAGCAGCCAGGCATCGGTTCCGTAAGGCGCGTGGCAAATCCAAAGATTAACGTCAACCGAGCCGCGCGCTTTGACCTTGGCAAGCAAAGCCTCTGCAGACCAAAGCGGCAAAGCAACATCGGCAAGGTAATATTCGCGGCCTTCCGCATCATGGGCTTGGATCGTCCAGCCTGCTTCCAGGTGATAAACGGTGGCATCGGTGATCGGGGCTAGGTAGGTCATTTGTTCGTTTCCTTGTTTGCTTGTTGTTCGTTTCGTCTACGCAATTGATATGGCCATTCGTCAGCCGTTGTCAAGGCCACCGCGATTGCGTCAGCGAAAAATTTTTCACTTGCCATGTGCCGTGCAAGAGGCGCATAGATTGCGTCTGCGAAACGAGGTGCTGCGATGGTCTACACAATCAAAGAGCTGCGGATGATGCTGGCCGGACAGCCGCTCAAGTCGATCTCGGCTGGATCAGGTGTGCATCACGTCACGCTGTGGCGTCTGGTCAGTGGGCGGCAGGAGGCCAAGGAAGGCACACTGATCAAGCTCACCGACTACGTCAGGAAGGCGATGCAAGATGCCTAACGGACGCAACAAGGGCGCCGCTTTCGAGCGCAGCATCGCACAGGATCTATTCCTAGAACTGGGCATCAAGTTTGCCCGCGACCTGCGGCAGTACCAAGAATCCGAATTCGGTGATCTGATCACCGACGATCCGGCTTGGCCCTACATGCTGGAGCTGAAGCGCTACGCCGCCGGCCCGATCGGTGGATCGGAAGCCTGGTGGAAGCAGGCCTGCGCTGCGGCAGACAAGGCGCACAAGCAGCCGGTGCTGATCTACAAGTACGATCGGCAACCGATCCGCTGCGTGCTGATGCTGCAAGGCGTGCGGGCCGACATGACGTTTCAAGATTTCTGTACTTTAGCAAGAGAGAGAATGGCACATGACGCAAGTCTCTGACGGATTTACCAAGCACGGCATCGACCACCTGTCGGCATCCAGCATCAACCTGTGGGCCAATGCGCCCGACGTGTGGGTCATGCAGTACCTGCACGGCAAGCGCACACCCATGGGTCCAGCCGCATGGCGTGGCATCTGCACCGAGGATGCGGTGGCAGCCACGCTGCTGGGCGGCGCGATCACCGAGTGCATCGACCAAGCCATCGCCAAGTTTGACGGCAAGTACCGCATTGGCGACGAGGCCACCACACGTGAGCGCGACCGGATCAAGCCCATGACCGAGCTGGCCGTGGCAGAGCTGGAGCAGTACGGCAAGCCTTTCTTTCCAGAGGTGGAAGAGGGCGACCACCACCAGAACAAGATCGAGATCATCGCCAAGGGCGAGGGCTGGACGATCCCAGTGATTGGCTACCTCGACCTGGTCTATCCAGATCATGGCGTGGTGATCGATCTTAAGACCATTGGCCGCATCCCGACACAGATGTCGGCAGAGCATCAGCTGCAGCGCGCCATCTACGCCAAGGCCAACGGCAACATGGCCGTCAAGTTTCTGTACGTCAGCGAGAAGAAGACCAACTTGCTGGAAGACGGCGACCCGACAGAGTTGTTGGCCAAGGCCAAGCAGCAGATCAAGCGCATGGAAGCCTTCCTCGCGCTGCTTGATAAGGACGAGGCAAAGGCCATCGTGCCGGTCAACCCGTCAAGCTTCTACTGGTCAGGCAACGAAGCCCTGAGAGCAGAATTCTACGGCATCTGATGCCGTGATCCGAGCCTGCCGGCAGCAGGTATTCCTCGGCGCACATGCGCCCGACAAGAGAAAGACTGAACATGTTTGCTTTAGATACTGGCAACAACGGCGGCGGCAACGGACCCTTCCTGCAGTGGTCCGCGCGCGGCACGCAAGACGGCGTGATCAACCCGAAGTCCTTCTACATCCGCGCGTCGGATGGCAAGACGGTGTACGACGCAACCAAGGGCATGGTGCTGGACATCGAGAAGATGCGCACCGGCTGGCAGAAGTCGGAAGGCGTGGCCGGCGTGGCGCCCGAATGGAAGTGGAACCCCAGCCCGTCGCAGATGATGGCGCAGCCCAGCGAAGATTGGAAGAAAGGCTTTTCAATCGTCGTGGCGATCGGCGGCGGCGATGTAGCAACGTGGGAACAAGCCGGCACGGCTGCGTGGCAGTGCTTGGTGGATCTGTCCGCAGCGCTCCAGCAGCAGCCGGCCGCCAACATGTTGCCGCTGGTGCGCTTGGCCGACGTGAAGCCCATGCAGTTCAAGCGTGGCAGCACGATCAGCCCCGTGCTTGAGATCATCAAGTGGGTGCCGCGTCCTGATTGTCTTAAGGAAGGCGCTGCGGCTGGCATTGCCACCGCACCTGTCGCAGCTGCGCCGGTTGCAGCGCCGAAGCCTGCGCCTGCGCCGGTTGCAGCGCCGGCACCTGCAGCGGCTGCGGTCTACGACGATATGGAATTCTAAAAAGAAAAGGCCCACCCATCGGATCTGATGGGTGGGCTAGTTCAAACAACAACAGAGAGGAAGAGGCGTGACCCTCATGGCGGATAATAAGACCGAAGACCAGAAAACGCAATCAAATCCTGAGCAAATCAGGTCTTTCTTCGAGTACATTACGCAGGGTTGGGCCGATCTAAGCGCAGCACCGCTGATCGAGCTGCGCTGCATTAGCAGCAACCGAGGCGTCAACGTGCAGCGCTTTGCTGTCGGCCAGATCGACGAGGCCGTGCAGCACGCGGCAGCCATGAACAAGCACGGCCAAAACGTGTACATGTGCATCAACCCGATCGATGGGCGTGCTGTAATACCGGCTGGCAAGGCTGCGACAGACAAAGACATTCTCGCTGCGCTGTACTGCTTTGCAGATGCCGACACGGATGGCTCGATGGCCAACGTGCTGTCATTCGCCGGCCCGAAGTTTACGATGAGCGTCAAGACAGGCACGACGCCTTACGTTCGAGGCCATGCATACTGGCGGTTGGAAGAGCCGTGCATGAACTTGGAAGCTTGGCGCCAAGTGCAGGCCAGCATCGCGGCCAGCCTCGGCACCGATCCGGTGGTGATCAACCCAAGCCGGATCATGCGTGTCGCTGGCACGATCAGCTACCCAAACAAAGACAAGCAGGGCCGTGGTTACATCCAAGAGATGGTCACCATGCGCACGCATTTCAGCAGCGACCGAGATCCTGTGCCTTTCGAGCGCATGATGCGGGCATTCCCACCGACGCAGCGCAGCAGCTCGGCCAGCGCAGGCGTCCAGATCGACCTCGGCCAGCAGGCCATGGACCGAGCAATGGCAGAGGCCGAGATTCTGACCGGCAAGGATTGGCATCACAACGTCGTGCGGCTGGTTGGATCATACGTCAGCCGTGGCCTGTCCGACACAGAGATACATGCCCTGACCGATCGCCTGACACTGCCAGGCTATGCGGTCGAAGACACAAGGCGAGAGGTGCAGCAGGCAATCGACGGCGCAAGGGCCAAGGGCTGGACGCCAGAGCCTGATCCGATCCAGAAGAAGATGGACGTGCAGGTGCCAACCTTTGATGCGCCCAAGCCCGTGGCCGTGCCGGCAGATCAGCCGACGTGGCCGACACCGATCGAGGACTTTGACCCGATGGCGCTGCCCAAGCGGCGCTGGATTTACGGGCGCACCTACATCAGGGACTACGTCAGCCTGACAGCATCGGCCGGTGGCATTGGCAAGACGAGCCTGACAATGGTCGAGGCGGTGGCCATAGCGACGGGCAAGCCGCTGCTGAACCAGCCGGTGTACGAGCGCACGAAGGTCTGGGTGATCAGCCTTGAAGACCCGCGCAGCGAGGGGCTGCTACGCCTCGCGGCCATCATGCAGCACTACAACATCAAGCACGAAGATCTGGCCGGCTGGCTGTTTATGGACGGCGAAGATGACATCCGCATCACCCTGGCGGCCGAGACAAGGGACGGCGTTACAGAGAACGATGCGCTGCTGGAATACATGACCGCGAAGATCAAGCAGCTGGGCATCGGTGTCGTGATCATGGACCCGCTGATCGGGGCGCACCAGGTGAACGAGAACAGCAATATGGCCGTGCAGGTGGTGGTCGCCATGCTGCGCAAGCTGGCAAGAGACACCGGCGCATCGGTGCATCCAGTGCATCACATCCGCAAAGGCAACGGAGACGAGGCAACGGTCGACTCAGTACGAGGCGCCAACGCACTGATCGGTGCAGCTAGATCGGCGCGCGTGCTGAACAAGATCAGCGAAGAGGTGGCCGAGAAGCTTGGTCTAGAAGGCGACGCAGGCAAGGGCCTATTCCGAATAGACGATGCCAAGCAAAATCTTTCGGCACCGTCAGACAAGGCAACCTACATGCAGACCATCGGCGTGCAGATTGCCAATGGAGAGTACATCGCAGTGGTCGTGCCGGTCACGCTGCCCGATGCCTTCGAAGGCGTGACAGCAGAGGCCGCGATGAAGGTGCAGCGTGCCGTCGGCAAGGCGGCAGAGGCAGAGCCGCTCAGAGAGAGCAGCCAAGCCAAGGCATGGGTCGGGCATCTGGTAGGTGAGCTGCTCGGCATCGACACGACAGAGAAGGCAGGCAAGGGCCGCGTGGCACTGATCATCAAGCAGTGGATCAAGACGGACGTGCTGCGGGTCGATAAGGCTGACGATGCGCGCACGGGCCGTGAAGTGCCAATCGTGGTGGTCGGGACATGGATCAGCCGAGATGAGGTAGGGCTGTAGGCTTTGTTCTTGGCCCCAGTTGCCTAACATCCCTACTACATGTAGTGTGTAGTTAGGAAAAGGAGGCCAACATGGGCAAATACAACGATTTGGTTGAGATCAAATGTCAGATTGAAAAACTGCTGACGCAGATAATTGCTTTGGCAGTGCAAGAAGGTGCGCCCACAGACAGGGTTCGGCGGCAGCGCACAGATGTCAGAGGCACAAGACAGCAAGCGCTCGGCCTGCCAAAGGGCGTGACGATCGAGCTTAGGACCAATCGGTACGGGGCCAAGATCAGGGTAAAAGAAAAGCTGGTTTGGCTGGGGACTTTCGACACGAAA